TCTAGTAATGCCACCTTGCGGAAACACCACCATGTTCTGCAAGGTCTGCGCTCCGGCACTGTATTTCTGTAGGTCAATTCTACCCTCAAGGCGAGGGGATAGTTCACCGGCCTGGAAGCTAGTTACAATGGATGAAACTCTAGCCATCTTAGAACCTTGAATTTATGAATGAGTCTGCAATGATTTTGTCAGGCACACCCTCGGCGGCATCCATAGACCTGGCTTCTGACAGTCTCGCTTGGTATAGCTGAAACATCTGTTGTGCGACAGAGTTACTGCCAGTGATAGCGTATGCAACTTCTGATGCTAATTTATGCGCGACTGTACTGGAAAGCAGGCTATCGTATTGCTCAGTGTCAGTCACCCTGCTTATGTAAACAATCTTACAAACGGCCTCGTCTGTTAATATCTTGCGGCCCTCTACCTTAAACATGTTTTGGGAATCATACGCAGCAATATGGTTGTCTACGTTTCCATCCCAAAAAGAAAGCACCCTTAAACAGTAAGGGTTGGTTGGTAGTGTATATTGGTATACAAAACCAAAATCAGGGGCAACACTGTCCTGCGCCAGTGCCTTTCTTGTAATGGCTGTGTTCCAAGGGTGCGCTCTTAGTACCTGGTCACGCACGGTTGGGAATCTGCGATTGCACAACCTAGCTTCCTTTGAGTTTTCTGTTAGCGCCGTAATGGTCGCTGCGCCCAGCAAATCCATAGCTTCATTACAAATATCAACAACTGATGGCATGGTTTACTAGCCTTTCAACTCTAATCAGTACGCCCTTGCTTAAATTCTTTTCACCGCCCATAACAGGGCCGCGTTTCCTGTATGCTTCTCTTGCTATCGTCTTTAGCTTTTCTGTCGGCAATAATACCACAGTTTCGTCATCAAGTATAAACGCCCAGTGTGTTGCTTGGGTTGTCGCTAACCCGCTAGGCTTGTTTCTACAAAAAAACTCCACAAACACATTCCCAGTTCGTGAAGCTACAAAATCCCTTTTTACCTCTATAGTGTTTCCACTAAGTATGCCGCCCAGCCATTGTTCGGCTATCTGACCCACTTCTAAATCCCAGCGGAAGTCTCCGCACGGCTTCATCATATACCCTCCAAAGATTTATGGGAGGCGGCATGACCGCCCCCCACATTGTTTAGTTTACAACGTACTGGATGACAAAAGCCATGTCTCCACCAGTTCCACCTGTCGCATTAAAAGTTGCGGCAACATAGTAGAACCCGCCTGGGTCAGAACTATCACCAGCCATTGTGTACATCTTCTGGCCTGTAGTGTTTAGGTCAGCAGCCTCGTAACGAAGTTCTGCTAATGCTGCACTATCGGCAACAGAAGTAGCAAAGAAGTCCTCGTCCTTAACAGCGCCAGCATCTGTGTAGATACCAACATTGTATGTGCAGCTTCCACCTAAAGCGTCAGCGCCTACTTGCAAAGACACAATGGATGCGTTGCTTGGAATTGGTGCAAGCATCACGATATCATCGTCAGTGCTATCACCAGCAGCCAAGGCTACGTTTCCCTGAGCCACACGGATTACGCCGTGTAGTTCCTGGGCATCGTTAGCGACTTGAGGGGATGCCTCAAGATTCGCTACTAAGTCTGAGTTTTTAGTAGTCATCTTTTAGCTCCTAGTCAGGGGTTTCGTCACAGAAGATTTGGCAAACCTTGTTCTCTTCCATGCGCACCGCACCGATGCTCATGCAATAGTAAACCTGGGTTGCGTAACCTTTGTCTGAACACTCATCAATACGGGCAGAAATGTCTTTGCCCATACCTAAAGTAAGACCATCCTCAGCCCACACAAAACATGTGCGAACATCTGTGGCAGAAACAGCCAAGCGGTTCGACATGATAAAGCGGAAGCCCATGAATGTATCCACATCTCCAGATACCAACGCCTTAACGGTGTTGAAGTCTGATGAAGTTACCTGAGTTGTTCCAAGCAAATCTTCAATCTGCTTTGGGCCAACTGCAATGTAACGTGGGATAGAAGGGTCAACGTCTGCTAGGTCTAACTTACGCTTTGCTTCAGTTAGCTTTGCAACAGTTAGTCCATCGTTTGATGATGCTGAACCAACAGAGTTGGCAGTTGCATCTAGGCTTGCTGAACCACTACCAGTTTCACCTGTTGAGGCTGTACCTGTTGCAGCGGCAATGATGACATCATCCATCGCACGACCCATAGCAGCCGCAGCGGCTTGGGCATATGATGAGGTGGGGTCAATAAGCATACGAACCTTATCTTGGTCGTCAATCAGGTCAGCATACTCATAGTCAGCAAGGCTCAAACGTCTACGCCCATGTGGGGTATCAATCTGAGGCGTGTCGGCATTTCTTGATGTACGAAGCTGCGCTGTCGCTACACCAATCTGGTCAATAAAGGCATTTTTTCCAATAACATTCTCAATACGCACCGCATCACGAAGACGAGAACCCATCTGTTGTGATAGCATCTGCACGTTTGCAGAATATTGTTGTACAAAGCCCGTGGTGATTTGTGATGACATATCATGTCTCCATTGTTTTCACGGTTTAAGTTACATTAATTGCGATGCGCTACCCTTACGGACACTTCTAGGTTTTTTAGCTACCATCAAGCTATCGTCTTTCCGATTGTCTTTAGGACGGCTTTCACCGCTACCCTGCATGACCACTTCCCAGTATTTCTCAAAGAGGTGGTCAGGATTCACTACATCTCTCTGCGTACCAAACTCTAACGCAGTTCTCAAAACTTCAAGCCTTAATGAACGATAATCTAACTCATCCATGTATCTGGCTCATTAAATCCGCAACTTTCTTTACGGCTTTTTCACGGCCTATAGGGTTTTTTCTATCCCAATAAGCGTGGCTTTTATCATTCATAATCGCGTCAATCTCTGCTTGCGCAGAGGCTGGTGTCATTAGACTTGACTGTGACATATCTGCAACAGTGTCTTCACTGGTCACAGATTGCCTGAAATCTGCAATTTTTGCAAATGCTTTAATAAACTCAGGGTTATCGCCTAGTTTGGAACCGTCCTGCAAAGTAATGTCAAACATCTCTGGATTGCCAAATTGTTTTGCTGCGTTAGCAGCGGCTTCTACTTTTTGGTCAAAAGCGCGACCCCACTCTTGCTTTAAAGAAGAAACTGTTTCTTCCCTAGCAGCCTCAGCCATCTCCAATGTTGCAGCACCTGATTTTTCTACAGTGCTACGGTAATATTCCAAAACACCCTGGGCTTGGTCGGGCGTAAGGCGCAGTTTGTGCGCAATATCCGAGTATTCTTTAGCTACTTCCTCTGTAACTACAGAACCATCAGCGGCAATGCCGTAGTCTTGCGGTGTGTCTGGACGACCAAGACGGCCATAAATTCTGTCCAAGTCCTCATCTGTTGGATTAACTGGCATAGCAATCTTGTCTGCACCAATTAATTTCTGCGCGTTCACATAGGAACGGGCTAGGTTTTCAACATCTTTAATAGGCGAGATGCTAGGATGCCCCCGCAGTTCTTCCGGTATCATGTTTAAAAACTCGTTACCAGACCCGCCTGACGCTACCTCGGATGGGGTTTCCATCGCTGGCGCAGCTTCCGGCTGGGCTACCTGTTCGGTGTTTTCCAAAGACATAATTACTCCTCTTTCATCATATTGTGGATATGAAGGATAACAGCACGTTTTCCCTCCTCAAATGCTGTGGCATTGGCATCGCCAGCCACATAGCTAGAAGCACGGTAATTACACCTAGCTTCTAAATCAGCAAGAACTTTTTTACCGCCTTCTTCCTTAAAGGCTGCTTGGTACATAAACTTTAGTTTTTCTATGTCCTTGTTCACTTGCCAACCATCCTAACTGCCTGTGCAGCCTGCGCACCGTCAGCAACATCGCGTGATAGTTCTTCACGTTCTGCCATAGCTTGTTGTTGTTCAGCACGTTCTTGCCTAACTTGGTTCACTTCACGCTGGGATTTTAGTGTGGTTTTTGGCACTCCAAGCGCTTCAGTAATGTGCCGCACCAATCCATCTGGGTCGATGTGGTCGCCAACAGGCAGTGACTGTGCTAGTGGCATCAACACTTCCAACGCCTTTAACGTATTGTTAAGACTACTAGATTTCTGCGCCCTAGCTAGAGGTGATACATATTCTATGTCTACATCTTGCCCTTGCAGTATTTCAGGGGCAGGCATTAACAAGTTTTCTCTAACCATCAAAGCAAACACCCTGTCTATTAAAGGGCGCAACATTTCATTCATCAACCTTCCAAGAACAGGGCCAATGACTCTCATGCGTTCTTCTTGGCGTTGGATTACTTCTGTTGCTGTCATGTTAGGTGAGCCGCCGACAAGCAACTGGTCAACATAAAAAGCAGAACGGATAGACTGCCTGCGCTGGTCTTCCATAGACAACCCAATAGGAATGTTAGCACCCGTGTTTAGTGGCGTAATTGTGTCTCTTGAGCCAGCGCGATAGAAGTTTAAGCCGCCAGGTTGCGTTCTAATAGGCAACAAGAAGCCATCGTCAGGAACTAATAAAGGCGGGTCTATCATCTTTTGAGATGCCTGAATAATAGTTTTAGACATTAAATTCAACATCTTAACGTCTGGTAACGCAACCATTGCAGGGCTTCTACCCATGACCTCGCCAGTAGCTTTTAAGAACCGAGGCACAACATAAGGCAGTTCTTCAAAACCACCTTCTGACATAGCCATCTTGGTCTTTACACAAATGTATACAGACATAAACGGCATGTTTTTGTTATCTGCTTTGCTTGTGTCGCGCTCTAATCGGGGAGTGACACAGTGCAGAATGTCAACGGTTTCATCCGGCGTTTTCTCATAAACACGTTTGATGTGTTCACTAACTCCGTCTATGCCAAACCTTTGGACAGCAGACACGGCAGTAATAGAATACTGCCTAAATACCGTGTCTACTATTCCATATTGGTCTTCTTGTACATAGAACTCAGATATATGTCTGGTGCTGCACCGCAAATGGCCCTTGTCCATCTCGACAAACATACAGCCTGTGCCAAACACAACCAAGTCAACGTACATCTCATGCACTTCTGTTTCAAAGTTAGACTGGTTAAAGGCCCTCATCATGCGGGTGCTAGTGTCTTGCAACCACTCGCGCACCTCATCATCGCGGTTTAACTCTGTATCTTTGACATCTAAGTGGAACCAGGGAGAGGCCCCACTTGTTAGCATACCATGCAAAGACGCTGATAAAAGGTCTACGGCTTGCAAAGCAGTGCCATCAAAGATTTGTTCCATACGCTTTTCGCCGCGAGAACGCTTCTTTACAATATCTGCCTTTCTCGGCAGCATGTAATCGCCTAACTCTTGGTAATGCGTATCCCAGTTATCTCGCCGCGCCTTAATATAATCAAAACGCTTAACAAGTCCTTTAACGTAATCTTGCATGTCTTACCCCATTAAAGTGGGCGGTTGTCCAGGTGCGGCTGAATCACCCAAGGCACCAGCAACAATCGTAGAGCCT